AAACAAACACAGCTGACAAAAGATAGTGAAACAGGTCAACTACGACCAGGACAGTTTATAAATTTACCATACTTTGGGGAGGAACGTAAAGCTTTGAACGTTGACGGTACTACGTTTACACTAGATCAGTTTATGAAAGTGATCAGTGCAAACCTGGTTACAAAAGAAAGACTGAAAGAAACTACAGAAGAGATCGAAACAAAAAGTATGGAAGGTGTAGACCAAGAGTTTACAGATGGTCCACCATGTTTAGCAGCAATATCTAAATTATCTAAAAATGAAAATTTTGATGGCAAAGATAGGTTTATGTACAATTACCATGTCATGGTTAAAATGAAATATCCCGATAATTGGCAACAGAAAGTTATGAATGCACCAGTAAAATATTTTGCAGGAGTGCATGCAAATGCGTGGGATCAAAAATTTTTAAATCAAAAAGTAAAATCATGGAACAGAAGTTCTAAAGGTTATACCTGTACACAAAGTCCACTGAGTGAGAATTGTAAGAAAGGTATTTGTGTTAAGAAAAAATTTGGAGTCTTAGCAGGATCAAGAGGTTCTTATCCTGTATTGACAAACTTGAAGAAGATAGATCTAGATCCAGAACCTGAGTACGAATTTGATGTAACAAAACCAGATGGTATTGGTACAGCTACAGTACATTGTAAGAGTGTAGAACACCTAAATGATCAGCGTAAGAGACGTAATTCAATATCAAAAGCTGCAGGATTCTTACCACCATTAATTAAAAATGACGAAGAACAAACTGTGATGGACGCACTATATCAAACACAAAAAGTTGTACAGCCACCGGTGGGCACATCACCAAAAGAAAAATTACATGATGTGCTACATGCAAAGATAAATGGACCAAGAGCCACAAGCGATGCAGCATTTAAAACTGGATCGGTATTGATAGAGAATGATTTTGCATTCTTTAAATTTGATAAATTTTTTGACAAGCTAAAATCAAAAGACTGGAAGTATAACGAAGGCAAAACAGGTCGTATAATGCAGGTTACGTACAAAGATTGTGAGATAGAATTTTTAGAGCAAAAAAGATATCCATCAAAAAAAGAAGGTGAGTATTATTCTTCTACAAAAAATATAATTAAGATTAACATTAAATCATTTGAAGAAGTGCCAATACACCATACAAGAATAAAACATAAAACGGAGATCATGTGATTAGTAGAAAATTATTTGGGCCTCCAGGAACAGGGAAAACTACAAAGCTATTGGGCTACGTAAAAACATTTTTAAAACTAGGAACGCCTATAGATAAGATAGGGTATTTTGCATTTACAACTAAAGCAGCAAACGAAGCTATTGATAGAATGTTAGATTACCACACAGCTTTTGAAAGAAAAGATTTAAAATATTTCAGAACACTACACTCTCTTGCTTTTAATCGACTCGGACTTAAAAAATCAGAGGTTATGCAGGATGAACACTACGAAGACATAGGTAGAAAATTAGGAATCGAGATGACAGTGTACTCAAACGGACAGGAGACTACAGGATTTGTGGATTCTAACAGTGAATATTTTAATTTAATAAATGCAGCCAGGATAAAGGAATCTAGTATTGAAGACGAATACAATACAGATATGTATTCTCAAGATATGGACAAAAGATTATTACAAATTATTTCTGATGAAGTACAAAACTACAAAGACTCTTTTAAACTAGTGGATTTTACAGATATGATAGAAAGATTTAATGTGTCTAAATTGTGTCCTAAATTTGACGTAGCATTTATAGATGAAGCTCAAGATTTATCACCCATACAGTGGAAAATGGTTGAAATTATCAAGAAAAACAGCAAATATGTTATATTAGCAGGTGATGATGATCAAGCAATTTATGGTTGGGCGGGTGCAGATGTAAAAAAATTTCAGCAAGAATTGTCAAAGAAAGACATAATTTTGCCACAATCTTACCGAGTGCCCAAACAGATACAAAGTTTAGCTGATAAAATTTTAGATCGCATACCACAAGATAGAAGAATTACAAAAACCTGGAAGGCAAGAGAAGAAGAGGGCAAGATACAATATATTATGGACCTAGATGGTCTGCTATTACACGATGGTGAGTGGCTTATACTAGCGAGATACAATGACAGACTAAACAAACTTATGCCAACATTAAAAGATATGGGGGTTTACTACCAATACAAAGGTAGAAAAAGTTATAAGTCATCTTTGTTTAGAAGCATTCTAAACTACACGAGGTGGCAAAAAGGTGAATTACTATCTTTATCAGAAGTAAAAGATATATTGGAGTGCACAGGCATGAGTTTAAAACCAACAGAAGAAAAAATGTATGATCTTGCAGAGTTTACTTACGACAAAAGCGTAAACTGGTTTGATGTATTTGTAGTAGATTATGAAGAATGTTTATACATACGTGAGATGTTAAGTTACGGAGAAAAATTATCAAAAAATGCTAGAATAAAATTATCAACCATTCATGCAGCAAAGGGTGGTGAAGCAGAGAATGTATTATTAATTTTAGATAATACGAAAACTATTAGAGAATCTGCAGAAAAGAATGAAGACAAAGCTGATGAAGAAAACAGAGTTTGGTATGTTGGAGTAACAAGAACCAAACAAAATTTATACATTATGGCAGCAAAGAAGGAGGACAGAGGTTATGACATCGAAAGTTTGGGATAAGCAGCACGGCGGGAGCCACTATCAAAAATATAAAATCCAACCAAGTAAATTTGTAGTGGAGAATGAGTTGTTATATCCTGAGGGTTGTGCTATAAAATATATTATTAGACATCGTGATAAGGGAAAGAAGCAAGATATATTGAAAGCAATACACTTTTTAGAAATGATTATTGAAAGGGACTATAATGAAAATTCCTAAGTTTGAAGCACAAACTGAGTGGGTTAAACCTACAG